GTAAGACCTTGCCCCACACCGGTGAGTGGAGCTTGGACAGAGTGGTCCAGCATTACCACGGTCCAAAGAGGCGACGCTATGCTGATGCCGCGGATAATTATCGCGCCAACGGCATCAGCAAGCGTGACGCCGCAGTCAAAATGTTCATAAAATGTGAGAAGATCGCCTTCAAGACCACAAAGCCCAACCCCGATCCGAGGGCCATTCAGTTTCGTGATCCTGTATATTCCGTGTTACTGGCCACATATCTCAAACCCATTGAGGAAGTTGTTTACCAGCTCCGTGGGAATGGGAGAAATGGCCTACCCCCTTCCAGGGTCATTGGGAAGGGGCTTAATCAGACCCAACGAGCCCGTCTGTTGAGATCAAAGTGGGAACGCTTTGATCATCCAGCCGCTGCTTCCTTGGATGCTAGTCGTTTTGATCAACATGTCTCTGTCGGGCATTTGCGGGCAGAACATGGTCTATATATGGCCATGAACCGGTCTCCAATGTTCGCACAGTTACTATCATGGCAGCTCGAGAACCATGTTACCACGTCTCGCGGTATTAACTACCGCACCAAGGGTAAGCGCATGTCTGGCGACATGAATACTGCCCTTGGTAATTGTGTAATCATGGTTTCGCAGTTAGCCTTGTTCTTCAATAACACTAACTACAAGTGGGACTGTCTGGATGATGGTGATGATATCATCCTGATCATGGAAGAGGACCAACTAGAGACAATTATGGTGCTGTTGGAGGACCTTTTCCAGCAGCTAGGTATGGACTTGAAGGTGGAGAACAAGACTTCAATCTTCGAGCAAGTTGAGTGGTGCCAATCTAGGCCCGTGTGTGTGGATGGTGCGTGGACCTTCGTGAGACGGCCAGATAAGGTCTTGTCTGGGGCCCTTGTCGGCAACAAGTGGACCCAGATGAGATCAGAGCCCTCACGTCGCGCATTGGCCAACACCATTGGGCTCTGTGAGAGCATCCTCAATGACGGTGTGCCTGTACTGGCCGCGTTCGCACAGGCCATTGTGCGTAACGCGGCTACCAGCCGTCAGACCAAGATGGAGCAGTCAGAACAACTGCTGTACAGGGTTAGGCGTGAGTTGGGAAAGACCTCGCTGATGCGGATTCCGGTGGTGTCAGTGAGGCAGGTTAGCGCGAGTACGCGTCATAGTTTCTTCAAGGCTTTTGGGATTGATGCCGACACCCAATTGCAGTGGGAGGCCTACTTGGAGAAGTGGGTCTTCAGTCTTGGGGAACCTGAACCTCATCCTCAACCAGTCATGGTGGGTGACTGGGAGTGGGATGGGGATGATGCTGAGAAGTGCTAGCCGGGGGGGAGTGGGTGTTCCTTAAAACACCCCGTCCTTGTCATGACGTTAAAAGTGACTATGTGTCCTAGGCAAGACAATAAAAGGCTATGGGGTCCAGGATATTAAATGGCCCAAAATCGGTGGCGAG